CCGCCGGTCAGATGCGCCAGAGCGGATATGAGAATGCTCGTAAAGCGTTTGAAGATCAGATGGCGAGAGAAGGACGAGCGGCAACTGGCGTTGTGAATATGGGCAGTGATCTGGCGAATAAGGGCATGTCTGCTTTTGAAAACCAGATGAACCGAGGACAGCAGGCCAGCCAAATCTTTGGAACGCTGGGCCAAGGTATTGCTGGGTTGGGTGCTAAGGAAGCAGCCTTGGGAGACATGGCGCAGAAGTCCGCGCAAAGTGATGTCAACGCACTGTATAACGTGGGATCGTTGGAGCAACAGCAACAACAGCGCGAGTACGATGTGCAGCGACAGGGCCAGATGGAACAGGCTTATGAGCCTTACAAGAGGTTTGGATTTATGTCGGATATGTTTCGCGGCGTTCCGTCTACTAGCTCTACATTGCAGCAAACCAATGTTGCTTCTCCAAGCCCCATGAACTCAGTGATGGGTAACGCGATGGGTCTAGGGGCCTATCAGAACTTCTCCGGTTATAGTTAAGGGATCAATATTATGCAGAACGAGGTCTTTAATCGGAAGTTGTTTCAACGCAAAGGCGGCGCACGGGCAAAGCTAAATCAAATGGCGGGTGCGGATATGCCTTCTGGTATTCTTGCGTCCAGCCAACCCTTGATTGATGAGGCGATGAAGTCAGTTCGCCGACCGGAGACCTCAGCCATTCCGATGGATATCGCTAAGGGTATGAGCGCGGGAAGAGCCGATGGCATGCCCATGGCCCCCGCACCTATGGCGATGCCGATGCCGATGCAGCAACCAATGGCCCCCTCCCCACAACCTATGGCTCCTCCTCCACAACAGATGGCTCAAGCCCCAGTGCCACCGCCTAGCCTTAATCCTATGCGCCCTGGTGTTAAGACTATGCAGGAAGGTGGGGAGCCCATTCCTATGGGGCCAATGAATGCTGTCTATGAGGAAAACATACCCGAGGGGATAGACATTAGTTCCTTAGCAGGGTCCGTGCTTCAAGCCATGAGGCTCATTGATGACCCGGATGTAAAACCGAAGGACACGGCAAAGTCCTTAGTTGCCATGGTTGAAGGTAATCCTGAAGCTAGAGATATAAAACCAGAACTAGATAAAATAACTAAGAGACTAAATATGTCTAAGATCAACACCAAGCAGTCTATTCCTAAGATCCTTAAACAAATCAGAGGTGATCTTGGCAAGATGGCAGAGTCTGAGGCGTTCTTTGGCATGGCCGCGGATAGTGACCCGAGGGCCTCGTCTGCCTTTGGTAGAGCCATGGGCAAAGCGCAAGGAACTCAGATGGCTCTTGAGGCTGATGCTCAGAAGACCGCTGCGGCCAACGCTGAAACAGAGCGCCTGTTGAGACTGAAGGCAGAGTTGACGCCTCGGACAGGGGCAGGGGGAGCCTTTTCTAAAGCAGATGGGTACACCGATACAGTTACTCGTATGACTGTTGAAATTATGAAAACTCAGGATCTTCCTTACAACGAAGCGTTACAGTTTGCTCAACAACACGCTCAGTCTATTGGTCTTACTCCGGGTGGGGTACCTAGTGGTGGCGGGGCCGGGGCTCCTGCGAGTGGCGCCCCTTCAATAAATACTCAAGAAGAATTTGACGCTCTTCCTAGCGGCGTAGACTTTGAGTACTATGACGGCGATACTTTGTTGAAAAAACCATAAAGGCAAGACCATGGCAGAAACAAATCGTTTCGGTGGAATACCGGTATCCCAAAAGGTTGAAACAACAAATCGTTTTGGAGGTGTCCCTGTTGGTGACGAAGAAGAGAAGACAGGCCGCAACCGAGAACAATACTTTGAAGGATCAATTCCAAGAGAACTCTTTGAGGGCGTAGCCTCTGGTCTTATTGGTATTGGCGAAGGTGTAATCGGTGCCGGCGCCCTTGGAATAGACCTCGTTACTGGGGAAAATTCCTCTGATGATGTGACCGCAACCGCGGAAGGAATACGAGATTACTTGGGGCTTGACCCCGAGGGGATCGTTGGCAAAGGTGCCGAGATCATAACCCAGTACGCGCTCCCAGGTGTGGGAGCGGCCAGCATTGTTGGCAAAGCCGCCGCTGCGGCACGGGTTGCAAAAGCCGCAAAGGCAGGCAAGGCGTTAGTCCCAATGACCCGGCTTGAAAGAGCGGGACTAGCCTCTAAAGAAATAGCCGCCGCTGCTGGGGCCGATGTATTTGTTAGTACAGATGGAGCAACCACCCTCGGTGATTGGGCCGGCTCTGGGCCAACTCAAACTACAGACTTAATTGGACTTGAGGGTCAAGAACGAACACTTGCCAAAATAGGAAACCGGTTAAAGGTAGCTGCTGAAGGCGGCGTTATTGGTGGCGTTCTACAAGGCGCCCTGTTCCCTGCAATTGCTAAAACAGGCGAAATAACGGGCGCCACTAAAGGCCTGAAGAACAAGATTGATAAAGCCGGTACAGACATAGAGAAGTTTCTGGATAGAAAAATCCTTGCTAAGACAGGCTCTGATGACGAGGTCAAAGGTTTTCTAGAAACTAATTTTGCCAAGGCCGTTATGTTTAGCCGGTACGGTGGCGCTCTTCCACGCAACGTATCAGAACAAAAGCTATTGGTTGATGCCAAAGTCAGAAGTGCCGTTCAAGATGGACAGGTTGCCTTGCAAGGGTTTGATACCGCTGCGTCTAAATACTTTAAAAGCATCCCTAAAGGGGGCGGCGCCTTAAACGAGGTAGGCGTAACAAACAAACTGCATGAGTATCTTGGTGAGACAGGTGACGTAAAAGCAAAAGCCTTAAAATCAATGCCCAAAGAGGTTCGTCAACACGCAATTAAGATGGGTCAGGAGCGTGACAAGCTAGCTAAGTATGCAAGAGAAGACAGCAACCTTGCTAAGTCTAACTCTAATTTCACCAGCCCATCGGGCAAGACATTTAAACAACTTCTAGATGAGACAATGTCTGAAGGTTATCTTCGCAGAACGTACAAGATATTTACAGACAGTAAGTATGAGCCTGATGCGGAAAGTTTAAAGAAGGCCAAAGATTACTTTGTGGGAAATAAAAAAAACACCGAGCGAGAGTTAAACAAAATAGCTAAGAGAGATTTCGGGCCAAACGCTACGTCTGGTGACGAACTTACCGCCGAGTTTATGGCCGCTAATGGTTTGTCCGCAGCGAGTGGCAAAATTAAAGTAGGAGCTAAAGTCACCGATGAGGTGGCAATTATGGCTCGGGATAACTTCTTAAACCAGTACCGATTAAAGAACCAAAGTGCCAAGCTCGGCGGCGGTAGGATAGCTGAGAACAGGCTAGACACTGGGATGTTTCTAGGGCGAAAAGAGTTTGATCAACCATTGCGTCAGGTTATGGGAGAGATCTCCGACCCCAAAGAAGCATACCTTAAAACCATCGCGGACCTTGCTCAGTTCAACGCGGTCGATGATTACTTCGGCAACATTGCTATGATGGCAAAGGACAAGAGTGGCGTTGGCCGGTTCTTCAAAGATGGTGCCGACTTAACCAAGGGTCAGATTAAAGGACTTATGGAACAGGGCTTTGTTAAGCTCGGGGGAGATGTAAAGTTAGGCGGGGCGGGAACGCTTACGGGGCCAGCCAAAGGGGCTGCAAAAGAATTAGATCAAGTGATTAGTCAGTCTGGTTGGGGAGCCTTGGACAACCATTATGTCCCAAAGGATATATACAACAGCCTGACCAACTCTGTCTGGGCTGAAGATAGTTTTGGAACCACGGCTCTTCGCGCAGTCTTTGGTACATTTCTAAAAGGGAAAGCTATCTCTCAGTACAGCAAAACCATTCTATCTCCCATTACTCAAATACGAAACTTTGCAACGGCGGTTGCGTTTGCAACAGCCAACGGCAACATTCCCATGATTGGTCGGCACAGCAATCTATCAGACGCTCGGAAAGTTGTTTTTGCAAACGTTAGAAACCGTGGCGAAGATGCAGTAATGAAAGACCTGACCGAGGCTCAAGAGCTTGGTATCATGGGAACAAACACCGAGCTTAGAGAAATTCAAGATGCTCTTAATCGTGGCTTGGATATTACTGCACGGGAACCTCGGAACTTTGTTGAAGCATTAAGCAATAACAAAACTATCCCTGGAGCCGGCGCCACTGCAAGGGTTGCAAATAAAGGTATTCAATACTTAGGAAAAGGTATGAAGTTTGCCGAGGATACCTACCAAGCCTCGGATGATATGTGGAAATATTTCAGCTACCATGCCGAACAGTCCAAGATTAAAAGTGCTTTATTTGATAAGACGGTTACAAGAGAACAACGGCTTAACTACCTTACTAAAAACGGCAAAGACGTTCCACCCAACATGACAATGACCCCCTTAAAAGATTTTACTGACGCGCAAATTGATAGGCTGGTGAAAGTTCGCGCTGCCCAGATCGTTAGAGACACGGTGCCAAACTATACTAAGGGTGCCTCGGAACTGGTGAGATTAGGACGCCGCTTACCGGTTGGTAACTTCATCACATTCCCCGCCGAGATACTCCGCACTGGATTTAATATTGTTAAGCAGGGTCTAGATGACATGTCCTCGGACATCCCCGCAATACGAAACCGCGGGGTACAACGTTTAGCTGGGTTCTCTATTACTACAATAGCCACTCCTCTCGCTGCGTTGGAGTTTGCATATGCAACCTCTGGCGTTAGCCGAGAAGAGATGGAAGCATACCAACAAGGGCCTTTTTCTCCTGATTGGGAGAAGGGGGCAGTATTAATTCCTATTGGAAAAACAGAAGACGGTAAACTAGAATACATTAACTACAGCGTGTTGAACCCGTATGACACGCTGTCTCGGTTTATGAACCGTGCAATTAATGAGGCAGATGCCGCTGGAAAAACAGGCGCTGACCCAAGTGAAGCCATAACCAAAGTAATGATTGGGTCGTTGGGAGAATTGTTTGGTCCGTTCGTTGGCGAAGCAATGCTTACTGAATCCCTGATTGATATCACCTACCGAGGTGGACGTTCTGGAACGGGCTCTAAAATATATGACCCGGAGGATCCAGTAGGAACCAGAGGAACAAAGATGCTGACGCATATTGTGGATACAATGCTTCCTAACGTTTTACCCTTTGATCTCAAAGGCGGAAAGATGGTCGCTGGTAGATTTGCTCGGGGACTTATTGGTACGGAAGAGGGGACTTACTTTGGTGTTAAGTCAGAAGATAAGTTAGGAACAGAGCGACACTTAATCCAAGAACTTGTCCGAGCGGGAACAAGTATTTCTCCCTTGGTATTCGACCCTGCAAAAGGGCTGGAGTTTGGTGCGTATCGAATGCAACAGGCGCAACAAAACGCTAGGTCTATGTGGAACTCAAAGACCGATGACATCGGCGCAACAAGCGACGATTTAGAGGACGCTTTTCTTAGAGCTAACGAAGCAAAGTTGCGCGTTGATAAAAGATATTTTCAGATGTTTGAAGACCTTAGAACAATGGGTATGTCGGACAGAGATATCCGCAAAATCTTAAAACAAAACAACATTGGGTCTGGAGGTCGGCGCATAATGAGAGGTGAGTTCGTTCCGTTTAAAGTAAGCCCCAACAACCGCAAGGAAATGCGTAGGGCAGGCACCTTAGATCAGTTTCCACGGGCCAGAATAAATGAAATAAGAAAACTAATGAAGGGCGCTTCCTTGCAGCCTGACGATCAGCCATACGAACGGCGTCCTGACACTGAAACCCAGCTAGAAGCAGCACCGGTTTCTGTACCTACGGCTCCTACAGGTAATAGATTTGGTGGTGTACCCGTTACGGCTCCTACAGGTAATAGATTTGGGGGCGTTCCAATCCCCGCACTACCCACCCTGCCCCCAGGCCCCACGGTATTACCTAACCCGCAGGACCAAGAGATACAGCGCCGGCTTACTCCCTAATCCTCTAGGCAGTCTACCTTAACGCCGAGCCCACCAAACAACTGGATCATGTTATTAACGTGGTGGGTTACTTCCTCAATGATGTCATCATCATCGGTCATGATGGCTAGGCGCATGGTGTTCTCGATCACTTCCATTAAAGCGGTGACTTGCATCGGATGCATTTGACCAATGCCAACTGTTTTTAAATTATTCTCAATCATTCGATCTCTCCCCAATTGTCCTTCAGTTCCTCGTCTACCTTAGACGGAACCTTGAGTATGTGTGATAAGCCTGTCTCCATAATCTCGGTGATCTTAGAGGCTTGCTCTTGGCTTTCTACAGAGAAGCATAGTTCATCGTGGACCGTGAGCATAGGAACTAATCCCTCGGCATAGCAATCCGCCATCGCCTTCTTGGTTTGGTCCGCAGCGGATCCTTGGATCAACTTGTTCAGAGCCTTGTATGTAAACGCCCTCCGCAGGTACATGCCGTACTTTTCTTGTGCGTCCTTTAGAACCAGTGGCTTGTTGTATTCAAACGTTCTAGGCTCCCACAGATCGAACCGGCATCTACGGCCCAGTAGAGTGCGTATAGAGCCCTGCTGAGAGGCGCGAGTGCTTGCTAGTTCTGCTAGCCCCTTAACGAAGGGAACCTTTCTCTGGTGCGTGTTAAGCAGTTCAGTGGCCTCGGCTACGCTGATGTCCAACTGGTCGGCTAGCTTGGCCTTACCCATGCCGTACATAATTCCGAGGTTCACGGTCTTTGCAGACTTACGGTCAATGCCGGCGATGTCAGCAACCATCTGGTGCAGGTCGATATCCTTGGTCTTCCAATCCTCAACAATGCCATCCACCATCTTATGCCGGTGATCGTCGCTCAAGCTAGCCGCAAAGTGAACCAGCAACCGCGGCTCTTGGCTGGAGTAATCAAACGAACCCCACTTGCATCCATCCTCGGGGATAAACAACCCGCGGATCATCTGCTTAATCTCCTTATCTCTCGCAGGAATTTGCTGGAGGTTAGGGTTGGACGATGAGAAACGTCCGGTAACTGTGCCGCCGTCATCACTTCGCAGTTGGTGAAACTCGCAGTGGATCCTGCCTTTGTGTGAGTGGCGCAGGATGGTGTCGATGAATGTACTGTCGGCCTTGTCGAACTCCCGCAGCTTAACGATCTGCTGTGCAACAGGGTGGTGGTGCATGTTTAGAAACTGCTTGTTAAATGTAGCATTGCCGGCATCGGTTCGGGCGTACTCCAAGCCCAATGAATCAAACACCTTCTGCACAGAGGCCGCGGCCCATGGCTCAAGGTCCACGCCTGTCTCATCACGTATAGATTTCTTCAGCCCCTTGATGCGACCCTTCAATTCTTTCCGCACTATTTCTGCTTGGTCGGTGTTTACTCTAACGCCATTGGTTTTCATTTTAAGCATGAGAGGAATGAGCCCTGTTTCCAGTTCCCATATTGACCACAGATCCTGCTTATCTAACTCTATCTTCAACCGCTCCCATAGCTTGAGCGTCATCAAAGCATCCTGTTCAGCGTAGGGTCCGACAGACATGGGCGGTAGGCGCCACATCTCAGACTTAGGATCAAACCCCCAATCACGGGCCGCTGCGCGAAGAGCCTTCTCATCCTTACGCATGTCGATCCAATCGCGGCCTAAGTTATTTAGGCTGTAGGAAAACCGGTTCTCATCCACAACAGCGCCGGTAATCATAGTATCAATGATCCGCCCCTTTATATCGATGCCCTCGGCTTGCAACCAACCAGCGTCATAGGTGGCGTTGTGCATGATCTTGTCGATCCGCGGAGTATCCATCTGCTTTGCAAACCATTTCATGGTCATCTTGGGATCTAGGTTGTGTCCGTTCTGATGGCGAATGGGGAAGTAACCTTTGTAATCCCCCGCGGCTACAGCAATCCCCACGATGAAACCATCCCCTCGGGCCCAACCGGGTCCGAGAGACTTGAGGTTTGGATCGCTTGTTTCCAAATCAACAGCGATAGACTTGTATCCTGTCAGATCAGGGAACTCGGTTGGTATGTTCCAATCAGGATCTAATTGGTCGATGTCCAGCCGATCAAGATAGTTGATCGTTGACTTGTCTTTTCGATCTCTCGCCATAGGCTTTCCTTGCTACTTTGGTACTCTTTGGAACGTGCTTACTACAGAACTTCTTTTGTCTGCCAACTAACGGGAGCCCACAAGGTTTGCCGTTGCGGCCGTCGATCTTCTGGCAAGTCTTCGGCTCAACGTATGGATCATACTCCGTACCGAACAACGCATTGAGCCCAGGCTCCAGTTCCGCGGCTAACTGTGCGCGAGTGATTGGCTTGTTTGTACCGGTGCCCTCGCCACTGATGTACTCAGCAACATCCTCGTCAGTCATCCCCGCCTTGGACATTCTCTCAGCAAAATCTTGCACCCAATCGTCGCTGTTTTCTTTCTTAGGTTGAATGTTCTGGGAAATAACGGCGTTATTACCATTTTTATCTTCTTCTGGTTGAGCATCGGGGGAAACTCGCCCAGTTCCCCACCTAATATCCAACAACTCTCCCGGCTCCATGTATCTATCTGCAACCTCCGCAGACAGGGCGGCATACCCTACCTTATCAACCCACGAATCTGCATGGTTTATGTCTACCAACAACCGGCTTGTCTTCAGCCAATCCATCATCAGACCAACATGCATCGGAGTTATACAGCCATGACTACCGAGCGCCGCTTTAACAATTGTGTCCCATCCAATGGATATAGTGGTGAACGAGTTCAACACATCCCCATACTCATCCTGTCTATCGCCGTTGATCTTGTCTAAGGCGCTGTCTACTACATCATCTCTATTCATAGCTGGTACTTATACCTCTTATCGGTGTCTAATATGTGCAGTTCTTTTCGGGCGCGTGTTATGCCCACATAGAATGCTCGATGCTCGTCATCTGGATGATTGCTTTGAGCGCACACTCTTGGTATCCCGAGGTACACTACGCAATTATCGTCTTCTCCTCCCTTCATTGCATGGAAAGTTGATACTTTAAGGCGAGGGGGTTGGGTGATGTCTTCCCCTCGTCTTTCAATTGACCTGACGTATAGCTTCTGTTCACTACCAAACCGCGCCACATCCATTGCGTCCGTATCTAACGGGGCAATCATTCCATACTCACGCACCAAGGTTTCGTAATCCAACATCGCTTCTGGATCCGCCGTGTCTAGCAACCTAGCAGATCCCCGCTTTACAACAGCATGATCTCCCTGCTTGGGAACACCGGCATACATCTTCTTAACGCGGCGCAGCGACAGGGAACTACCTGCTTGCAAGTCACGCCAAGCAGTAATTACTTCTACTGCATCTGGGTGAATAGAAGGTCGGCCCTTAATACTGTACAGGTATCCGTCTTCTCTTAAAGACTCTGCAAACTCACGAACAAAACTATTGGTCCGCGCCATGATCGTCCACGAACCCTTGTGGTACGGAATTGTGTGACGGCTTAGGTGGTAGGCAACCAAGCCTTCCTCTTCCATGGGCAGAAACTCTTTCTCAATCCGGTTGCTGATCCGCTTAACAATCTGCTGAGACAAAGACCAAACGGCCCGAGGCAATCGGTACGATTGTGTTAAGATCGTCTTGTTGTCTGTCGCATTGATGAAACGATTAACGTCAACGCCTGTCCATCGGTGGATGGCTTGGTCATCGTCCCCTGCATACACCACATTCTCGGCGTTGGCCTTCATGTGTTCGACCATCTCCCACTGCAATGGAGTAAGGTCTTGAGCCTCGTCTACAATCAGCAGCTTTAAGTACGGCGGGTCCACATTCATGTACTGTTCAATCAGATCAACGAAATCCGCCTTTCCAAACTTGCTTTTGTACATAGATACGCTGGCTGATATCTGTTTCATCTTTGGAAAAGATAGATCCCAATCCTCAGACTCGTTAAACTCCTTCTCCATTTCGATCATTCTGTACCGGGCTCTGTCGATCAACTGAATGTACTTGCCGCCGTCACCGCCAATGGCAGGGATCAGGATGCCGTCATCAGGGGCCGCGCCCTCAGCATTTTCAAAAGACAAACCCAAGCCATGACCTAGCTTGCGCCAATCTTCCTTAGCTAGCATGTCACCGGACACCAGACCCAAGCCGCGAAAACCAATTGAGTGCAGGGTGCGGAAGTAAGGCAGACGTTTCTCGTCGAAACCAAACTTGCCACACGAACGCTCAACGGCCTCTTGTACGGCCTTCTTTGTGAAAGACATGAACCCTATCTGTTCGGGCGAAACGCCGTCCTCTAGGGCCTCCTGTACGCGCTGGATGAGGCTGTACGTTTTACCACACCCAGGCGGACCTAAGAGCATTTCTTCAGACATCTTCATCCTCCTCTTCGTTGTAGTGGTACGAGTTCCTGACGTTCCTTGTCTTAAAAAACCCAACATGTTCAGGGTAATCGTCCATAAACAGACGGGAGTAATGACTAATCCAACCATCGTCTATTTTATGATCCCCCTTTCCGGTGATCATTGTCTCCCACCGGACCCGATGAAAGATACATTTAGCGGAGTAGTATTCTCGCCGGTCTGTGACCATGAAAGCAAAGTGCTTAAATGTTTCGTACACATGAGGGTTTTTCTTATGAAAAATTTGAAAGTTTTCTTTCGTCCACTTCCCACGTTTCATCACTCTTTACCGCGTGGACGTTGAGCCAGCCACTCCAGAACTTCTTCCTCGACCCAACGGGTGGCGCTGTTCTTATCGCCCTTGCCCGGTCCAAGATATATGGGCTGTGGAAAGATGTCCTCGCTTACCCACTTGTAAATGGTGGAATGGGATACCCCCAACCACTCGGTTATTTCCGCAATCTTCAGCAGCTTTCGTTGTTCAGAAGGGGATGTCATCACTAAACTCCTTTGGTTCAAGTATTATTTCTTCATCTTCAAATGCCGGAACATGCCAGACACGTAACTTTTTAGACTTTCCGTTTTCTTTTTTTACATATTTCTCTTTGTGACAGGGTTGCCCATCGTTCAGCGTCTTCAACTGTTCCTGTATGTGAACCGCTTTGTAACTTGTGAACTGCCTGTTCTTGAGAAACTGTTCCAAGCCAGCCATCGTAAAGTACGTCACGCCTTCCTCGGTCCACGGCTTGCCCATCTCCATTTCTTCCGGAGACAGAGCCCTAATCCGACTTGTGCAAAACGTCTTGAGCATCTCATGGAACTGCCCCTTGATAGTCAGTTCCGGAGGGACATCTATCGTGACCGAGTTCTTCATCAGGGTGTTGATTGCAACCTGCCAATCTTGTGGCTTAACTTGAGGCGGCATGAAGTTGAGTTGCTCCATGCATGACCGCTGCCAAAGACCTTGATTCTGTAATTGCTCAACAGTTAACTGTAACCGCTGACCATCTACATCCATGAAGTAATGCCGAGGCTCCGACAACATGACAGTCAGACCCCCTAGTGCCGCCTGATCCGGTGCCGAGTTGCCAACACCAAACTGGCGCGACTTGCAGATCTGTACATCACAGTAATCTTTTAACGGGCAGGAACTGCATTGCAGGAAGTACTCTTTCTTCATCAGCGATTTCTGCAACGCAACGATCT